TGATGATATCAAACATTGTAGCACCAGTTGATGTGATGATTTCATCTACCTTAGATACATTATTTGGGTCAGCACCGCAGTTTGCCCACTCCTTTACTTTATCATCAGTCCATTCTGAATACTGGATTGTATCACCAAATTCATCAGACATGTCAATCTGATCCCAGCTTGCACTGATAGCAGGATTATCAAATGGTGGAACTCCTGTAATGTCAGCATTGCCTGATAGTGTTTGTTGTCTAGAAATTTTACTAAAGAGCCTTGCAGGTATGCAATCTGATCATCCCACTGTGGTCTAAAAATAAACTGATCAACACCACTTGCATACTTTGAGTGACCTGTTGGTAATGAGCCGTGAGTTTGTGAGCCCCAAGCTGCCACTTGTGTTGCAGTGGCAGCAGCTATTCCTACATCAGTTGAGCCAATGTTTACCTCAAGGGATTGCGTAATTGTTGGAAGAGATGCATCATCATCCAAGTCATTGGTTCTGCCTCCAGCTGAAAACAGCGCAATCTCTATTGCATTGACACCTGATGTCTCAAAACCGCATTCAAAATAATCTAAAACACCACCAGCAGATACAGAGCCACCAAGCTTGTCAAGCATCTGGTTCCATCTGTTATACCCTGTATCCTCTACTAATCCATACTCATAGTGGTTAACTGTAAATCTTGGAAAGCCATTACCAGTCCCTGATACTTGGTTATACCCTATAGAATGGCCAGTTAATACTGGCTGTCCTGAATTTGTATTTTCATTGTAACTTACTCCGATTTCTCGTGCAACTCTAAATGCGTCTGAAAACCAAAATCTTCCTGCAAAATTAATTCTCTGTGTATGATATTCTGTGCCAATTAGATTTAGCTCAAGTAATGTCCCTTCTGTTTTAGTTTGTGATGGAACTACTAGTGGATTAAACTCAAAGAATCTGTCATATGTGTTTCCTGCCAAGTCTTCTGCTTGTACGCGAAACCTGTCGTACTGATCAATGACAGTTGGTGTGCCTTGGGTTGTAATGAAATTTCCAAACGCCCCTGAAAGTTTTAGGACACACTCATTTACTTGTCCTGAACCTGTATCAGTAAATGAAATCCCCAAGACATCTTCTGTAATATCTGATGTTGTGATGTAATCATCAGACTCATCAAACCAAGTAACAAAGAAATTTTTGATATTTCCAATGTTTGCCATTACGTTCCAAGTCCTTGTGGATCGCCACTGAATCGTAATGTGATAACTGCTCCTGCTTTTTGCTTGTATTCGCCTTCTCTAATTATACGGGTCTGAGCTAAAACGTATCCAAAAGTTGCAGATGGTGTGATATTAAACTGCGGCATATCATTCATTCTCAATCCAAAAATTCCTTTTGGAAATAGAGTCTGCTCAGTCTTGTCTTCTTGGAGCCATGTTACAAGATGAGCCAAATCTCCAATGAGGGACGAGGTCTGCCTTAGCTGCCCTGTTACTTGAACATCTATTCCCTGCAATCCCATATCTTGGACTTCGTTGATTTGACCTGCAACCCTTGGATTCTCTGGAGTAGAATTTCTATAATTTATCTCTGTATTGAATACATAACTGCCAGTTGCAATTACGGGCTGTGAGTTAAACAATATGATATTTTCTGAAAGGGCAGCAGCCTCTGTTGCACCTTCTGCAACAGTAGCTCTCCATATTGCTGTATTCTCACCAGCCAAAATTATCCAAATCTCCCTGATACTGTTCTTCGCCTAGGACTTCCTTGGGAATCAGTTACACCTCCTGCAGCATTCTGACTTGTGTAGATTTCTTGACTGGAACGATAAGGAGAGGACTGGATTATTCCAGTTGCGCCACTAGAGAATTCAAAGAAATTTCCATTAACTTGTGATGCGCCCCCTCTGAGTCCCTCCATTGTTGTAACTCTAATTTCCTGATAGCCATGACGAATCTCTTCTTGTAATGTACGCTCATAGAAATTCATGGTCTCAAGTCTTGAAATTCTTTTAAATCTCCTGTCAAGCCATCTTCCTGGCTGCATTAGCTGATCTAGTACAAATAAAATAGTTTCATAAACTAGTAATGCAATCATTGCATAAATTCCACCCTTGGCAGCAGCGCCACCATACTTGCCTAACTTTTTGGTAAATGCACCGATTATGAATGCGCCAGGATTAGTTGCTGCTTGTCTAATATTTGCAAACTGCTCAGATGTAAAATTCTGAAGCTTGCCAACAGGACCTTTCTTGAACTCTTGTAGTAATAGTCTGTCTTTTTTTGCTTCTAGTTTTTCCTTGATTGCTTCGGGGTCTTTTGGTACAACTCCTTTTTTGATTCTGTTTTGAATTTCCTTGATCTCTTTTTCTAGTTCTTGGATTTCTTTATCTGTCTGCTCTTCATCTGTTCTAATTTCTCGCCCACTTTCTTTTTTGCCTCTTTGCTCATCAGCTCTTGCAATCTCTGAGCTGAGATTATCTACAAATGCCTTGTCTTCTGCATCAACATCAATTTTTATTCTGATGTGAATGGAATCCTCTCTGTCAGCCAAACAGATTCGTCTCCCGTAGATAGTCTTGGAGTTCCTGTGTTAGTTTTTTCTTAAATGGTGGATATCCTTTTTTGAGTCCTTCTCGAAAAATATGGCGCGCCTCTATTCCTGAAACCCAGTGTCCCTTTGAGAATCGCCTAATCCCTGAAACTATTCCTATCGCGCCTTTTTCTAAAAATGCGAGTGCCTTTTTTCTTTTTGGCTTTATTTCGTGGTCTTTTGTTCCCTCCTCAAAAAATAAATCAAGTGGCTCTTTGTTTTTTCCCTTAAAATCAACCCATATCCACAATTCCTTTCCATCAAACTCTAACTGTATTCCATCAATGTATCGCTGTGGCATCGATTTGTGAATTGCCTCATCTCTGATTGCCTTGAGTAGTGTATGCTCTGCAATCTCTACAATTTTGTGATTAGTAAATTCCTGAATTCTAAAGGGCAAAGACTGCATCCTCAAAGCAGACAGGTATAGAGTGTCAGCCATGAGTTACGCCACTATTACGATATCGTCTGTGATTCTAAATCGTACTCTAAAAATTAGACCACCCTCTACTGGCTTTACAATATTCCAGTCAGGTAATACTGCATTTACTGTAATTGTAACATCTGCTTCTGTTGATTCTCTTGGCTCTGCAAGAATTGTAAATTGTGTAGTTGTAAGGTCGCCATTTGCATCAAGTTCAGTTAATGCATTAAATGATGAGATTTCAGGAGTAGTTAATAGTAGAGTTGCATCAAAGAAATGATCACCTTTTCCATAGAAATACTGAACTCCTCCATCGGTAGTTGGCTCTCTTGCTTCTGGTCTACCCAGATGAAAGTCAAGCTCCTGGAGCATAATGTATCTATTATTACCAACATCTAGCTTTAGATTCTGTGCGTTTACTAGCTCTGCGATTTCACCGATGTTTGCCACAATGAAAGGCTATTTTTTGGAATAAGGGTATTTTTATCCTCCAATTATGTTTGTATTTTTTACTGCCTTTGAATCAGTAATATCTACAATGTATGCAAGAGTATTAGAACCAGCTTGAAGGCGAGTAAAATCTCCTGGAAGTCCAGTTTGCTCTCTAGTATATACATAAGTTCTGGCACCTACAGGTTGATTAGTTATGATTACACTCATAACAATATTAGCCTGACCATTACCAGCACCATATCCAGCAGAAGTAATCACTGCACCATTAATGTCATCTTCTCTAATTCTAAAAGTACCTCCATCATTATTACGATCCATAGGAGTAAATCGTCTAATGAATGCCTTGTTAATTGGTTCGGTAGCAGTTATTATTGTAGAAGCATAAACCTGTTCAGGGTTAGATGTATCAGCAGAACCACCCCCACCTGAAATATCAGCATATCCAAGTTGATTTACAGGATCTACTCCAGCTACTGTTCCTGTAAGATTTGGTATCTTGTTGGCAAATGTTGTAGTGTTAACTGCTGATACCATTAGTAAACATACTCTGCAATTGCTATTGGGATGTTCTTGGCACTTCCTTCTGCTACTGAGGATTGAATCGTTGCTTTGACATCTACTCCATGTCCTATAATTGAGATTTTGAGAATTTCATCATTTACATTGTCATTGTCTGTTGGCCACTCCCATTGCTTTATCTGTCTAGCGTTTGTAGTGTCTGCTTCTTCAACTATCCTTATGGTAGTAATCTGAGTAATGTTTGTCATATCCAAAGATGCATCAATGTCGTTGTCTTGTGCAGTAAAAGTCAAATCTGTAATATCTTCTAGATTAGTATCATTTGTTTTAACAAAAGTCACTTGAGATAATGATTTTGTTGGCAAGTCAATGCCTCCAAATGAGATAAAGGAATTTCCGTGATGTCCCATGATTCAATCTAAATCTAATTTATAGTGAAATTTCTGATTAAAGGTATTTCTTTTAAAAAAATCTATTTTGCAGTTGCATGAGTGATTAATGATACTTTAACACCACGAGCAGTTCCACCAGTATCCAAAGTATCAATGGATAATTGGAGTCGTCTGCCCTTCTCCCAAGTAGCTACTGAAATTACTGGAGGAGTAACAGCAGTAGTGCTTGTAAATTCTGTTGCATCAATTGTTGGTTTTGTACTAAATATAGTAGTGAATGTATCTGTATTGGGAGCTGTATCTTCTTTGAGAACATCAACTGTAAAGGTGCTAGTTGTTCCAGCAGTAGTTAGTCCTACAACCACATCTTCAATTAACATATCATATGGAGCAGGCTCTGTTGTAAACTTTACACCTGTCGTTGGGGTTGTAGTCTCATCAGTGAGTGGCCAACCCCATGTCTCTCTGTTTCCAAAAAAGGTTCCAGTTCCCTTTGGTACAAATCTTACATCTACATCAAAATCACCACCTGTTGCCTGTAATTGAACTGGATTTGTAGTAGCAGCATTGACTAGGGTTAACTCATTTACAGCGTCTGTTGTAGTTGTAAAAATTATTAGTTCATTTCCATTGGTGTCGTTGATTTCCAAAGGACCAGATATGGTACCAGTTAGTGTTAGGTTAGTAATACCGAGAATTGCCTCACTATTCATGTTTAATGTTGCACCTGCACCTATCTGGTCACCGTTTGCTGAGTTAAATGAAAGATAATCTTTAGGTGCACCATTCTTTATTACATTAAAGAACATTTCACCATCTTCATCTGAATTAGTTGGGTCTTGAATTACACTTCTAATTTGTCCGTATGTGCGTCTTGTACCAGCTAAACTATCATCAATAAAATCAAGTTGACCAACTATTTGTGCATCTGCTGGTGTGGTGTGATTTGCTTCAAGTTCAAGAACTTGTGTTGCATTAGTTGCATGAAATGCTGCACTTGCTGCAGCAATTGTTGCCACACTTACAGAATTAACTTGATAATCAAAATCATCAGCAGTTGGCACATATAATGTAATTCCACCTGCATCACCTTCAATCTTTTGTGCATCTGTTGCACCATCAAATCCAATACTTCTATTTGCATCTAATTGAATTTGTACACCACTTAAATCAAATATTGATGTGTTAAAACGTAATACTTCAGCATTGTTAATTGTCCATATATGAAATCTACCACTTTGCACATTATATTTTAAATCATTAGAATCATCAAAAATACCAGATGCCCCTGCACTTACAGCAGTTCCAGATGAAATTAAAGTTACATTTCCAACTTGCTCTAAAGTATTATTATGAAGTTGAATACGTGTTGATTGGAATCCATATTCAACTACACCATTTATGTAAATATCAACAGCATCACCAGTTGGAACATTGATGTTAATTCCACCAGTATCTGACCAAATATTATTTACTGCTACACCGAGTGAACTTCCAAGTGCATCAAAGCCAATAGCATCAACATCTGTCATTCCAAAGTTATCATAATCTACATCTTGTAGTATAGGAGTTTGAGAGCCACCACTTTGAGTTCCCCCCTGCAAAAATGCATAAAATGTACCAAATGCAAATTTTAGTAAAATAAATGTCTCAGCTAATGCAGTTAAATTAATTCCTGCTTCAACCACAGCTGCATTTACAGTTCCAACAGGAAGTGTTAGAGTATGACCACCAGTACCGTCTTGAACAATAAAAAGATCAATGTATTCTGTTGTACTTGGAACAGTTCCAGAAAATGTCAGCGTTGTATCTTGTGTTAGTGTGAATTGTTGCGAATGTCTGTCAGTTACACTAAAGCTGATATCCTGAGTTACAGTAGCATTTCCTCCTACATTTTCTGGAAAGTTAATCGGAAAAGAAATTCCTTCTAAATCTATAGTTGTAGTATTTCTTAATATTGAGAGATGATTGTTTCCTGAATCCATGAATAGTTTTCCTATATTATCAAAACCAGTTGATGCAGGTGTTCCAATTGATGTAAATTGTATGAAAGCATTGTCTATTGTTAGATTTTTGCCTGTAAAATTAGCAGAAGTTTCGTTAAATGTATACTGAGTATCACCTTGTATTTTTATCTGGACATTATTTCCAGTAGTTGTATTGATATGAAAATCAGTATCCACAAATGCAATATGAGGAATACCTACTCCTGGAGAAGTACCAGTAGCAAATACCAAAGATTGAATGTTTGACATTCTTGCTGAATCATCAATTGTAATTATACTATTTTTAATTAATTTTCCAGTAGTCTCGTCAAATCTTGCAATGGCTTCATCAGTTGCACCTACTGGACCAAAAACATCCCCACTTGGAGCCAATAGATTTGTAACAGTACCAGCAGAATCTCTAAAAAATAAGGTGGTAACTGCTGCTAGATCTTCAACGTACAGTCTTCCAAAATCAGATGCAGGATTTGCTGGAGTAGTTATTTCACCAATATCAATGTAACCCAATGCACCACTTGGATTAATTGTAAGATTATTTCCAGCAGAAAAGATTGCACCAGTTGCATCAAATAGATATTCAGTTGTTCCCTGAATTTTATATCTAAATTTATTTCCAGTTAAAATATTCCATTCAAAGTCTGTTGTACCAGCACCAGAATCGCCATACTGGAAATAAGCTGTACCTGCTGTTTGAAATACACCTGATGCAGTTGGGATTAAAGCTCGAATTGCAGATAGATTTGCTAGATCATCTAGTGTAATTATACTATTTTTAATTAATTTTCCAGTAGTCTCGTCAAATCTTGCAAGGGCTTCATCAGTTGCACCTGCGGGTCCCACTACATCACCTGTTCCACCAGTAGCTGCAATTGTAATATCATCTGCATTGTTTGTGATTGTAATATTAGAGCCTTGAAGTAATGTTTTAAAATTTAAAGTAACACCTGTCTTATCACGAAATACTAAACCTGTTCCTGTTCCTACATTAGCACCAGTATTTACTTCTCCACCAGCAGCTCCTGCACCTAAATCTACATCTGCACCATTAATTCTTGCAAAGACTTGATTAGATGATGTGTTGAGCCAAATATCTCCATCAGCTTGTGTTGTTGGATTGCCAGCTATTCCACCAACATTAAGACCTGAAGTTCCAGCTAGTAATCCCAAAAAGTCTTGTCTAGCTCCTGCGGTGTATACATTTGTAACAGTAGTAGTAACAACATCTGTTCCAGTATCAAAAGTTAGTGAACCTACCCCTGTATCTGTAATAGTTATTCTATTTGCAGTTCCATTAAGGGTTTGAGCAGCATTTGTATCGCCATTAATTGATGTAATTCCAGTACCACCGCCAGCACCTAAATCTATATCTACACCATTGATTCGTCCAAATATTTGATTAGATGATGTGTTTAACCAAATATCACCATTCACCTGCGTTGTTGGATTGCCAGCTATTCCACCAACATTAAGACCTGAAGTTCCAGCTAGTAATCCCAAAAAGTCTTGTCTTACTCCAGCTGTGTATGCATTTGTAGTGTTTAGATAAGCAATGTCTCCAGTATCAGATAATGCAGTAGTAGATAATAGCTGACCTCCTCCAGCAGCATTTGTATGGTCATGCGGTGCATTAACTAGATCATTTCCTAAAAGGTCAAGGGTTCCATCTGATCCAATATCTAATACTTCTACCTCAGTAGTAGATGATACAGGAGTAGTAAAGAATTGAATCTTTGAAGGTGTGCTTGTACCAGACCATAGTCCTGCTGCTGTAATATCTATGAATCCACCAAATTGAAAACTTGTACCATCATGTCCTCTAGCAGAAAAACTAGTAAGAAGGTCATTATCTTGAACAGGACTAGGAGAAGCCTGTGTTCCTCTTGCTCTAGCACCATCAAAAATACCAGTTTTGAAAGGATCACCAGTATTATCAAATACGACAGCATTGACACGAGCTGCATTATTAACACGAGTTACTGTGATGTCATTTCCTGTCCATAGATTTGTTCCAGTAAATGTTTGAGTTCCTGACAGAGTAGGAATATCTGATCCAGTATCAAAAGTTAGTGAACCTGCCCCTGTATCTGTAATAGTTATTCTATTTGCAGTTCCATTAAGGGTTTGAGCAGCATTTGTATCGCCATTAATTGATGTAATGCCTCCAACTTCTAAATCTATAGTTGTATTATTTCTTAATATTGAGAGATGATTGTTTCCTGAATCCATGAATAGTTTTCCTACAGCATCACTACCTGTTGTTGTAGGTTGTGAAATTGATGTAAATTGTATGAAAGCATTATCTATTGTTAGATTTTTGCCTGTAAAATCAGCAGAAGTTGAATCAAATTTATACTGAGTAACACCATTTATCAACATCTGTATGTTATTTCCAGTAATTGTATTGAGGTGAAAGTCGTTATTTACTAATGCAATATGAGTTGTAGCTGTTCCTGGACCACTAGTATGTGTAGTAAATACCGCAGATCGAATGTTATCTAAATTTGCTAAATCATCAATGGTAATTATACTATCTTGAATTAATTTTCCTGTAGTCTCGTCAAATCTTGCAATGGCTTCATTAGTTGCATCTGCTGGTCCCACTACATCACCTGTTCCACCAGGTTGATAAGTTGGTGCAACACCAACTCCATTTGAAGTCAGTACAGTATTGGCAGCCCCAGTATTTACAGTCTGCATTGTTTCATCAATGTTTGAGATTGTGTTTAGTGCTGCATCAATTGTTTTGGTAGTTAGTGTTTGCAAAAGATTCTCAAAAACAAAAGTATCATTTGCACCCAACACTGGCAATGTAACTGAGCGGTCTGCGGTAATTGCTGATGCTATAAACTGATAAGTAGCAGTCGTAGCTGGATTTTGAATGTTAAATTGGTTATCAGCAAATGTCTGTTTAAAGTTACCAAAAGTATTTGCCTTATCAATTGTTACTACATCTGTTCCTACAGTAAATGTTACAGTATTAACATTTGGAGTAAGAATTATTTTACTAGTTTCTCCTTCTAATGATTTGAATGGTAAATCCACACCAGATTTAGTTTGTACAAGTCCTTCTCCACCTCCTGAATTACTAGCTGTATTTGCCTCTCCACCTGTAGAAGGTAAACTTCCTAAAGTAACTCTCTTGTTTTGAGTAATCACATTTCCATCTTCTGAATCTAGAATAACTAGTTCATCTGCATTAATTGGAGTGGCTTTTAGTGGTCTATCACTCCACGGCTGATCAACTGACATTGGTTGAAAATGATTTTTACCAATTAAGGTATTTTGTCAGATTATCCATAACTCATTTCTGTTGAATCATCTTCATATATCATCTTACCACTTGCCTCATACTGCATGGTTCCAAGGAAAGCAGAAGTAGTTGGTCCAGTAAGATTTCCACGCAGATAGTATTTTACTAGTTGTTCTGTTTCTGATACCTTTTCGACATTTGTGATATTTACTGAAATGGATTCTGTTAGAACATCAATTGGTGATTCGGTATTTTGGTTTGATTGTAAAAATACAACTGTCCCCAGTTCTCCGTTTGCTTGGGGTAAAAATATCTGCGATAGTGAATTTAAAGTAGTTGGTGTAATATCTGCTTTTCTTAGATACATCATACAGGAGAATCTCCCACTAAATGCACCTCTATAATAAACTGGAATTGCAGTAGTAGAGATAGCGTCAGTTGTGATGTATGGCAAGTTGCGCCATCCTTGAATTGTTTGAATATTTTCTACTTCGGTGTAAAGGTAGTTTTGTGTAGGAAGAGAGTCTCCATTTGATAATATACTACTAAATGCCAAGATTGCTTTATATCCCAAAAACACATCATCTTCTCCTCCAACTAGTCGAGTCAGAGTAAATTGTAGAGTTCGAACCAGCATTGGATCATCAGGGAAAAACGTATCGTCTTTGGTCCATCCTATGGTGGTACTAAAAAATTCTCCAGTATCAGTTGATGGTGAGTATATAGTTTTTAGAATTCTTGAGACCTCGCCTGTCATTTGATCCATCAAGTCAACCCAGACAGAGAACACATCTTGGGCGCCATCTATTACCTGCAAGAAACAAGTTACCTCAAAGGTGTCAGACTGCTCAAAGAACTTTGGATGCTCTATAACATTTTCATTTCCAAGCTGATTTATCTTTTGAACTGTAACTGCCTTTGCAAAAAAGTTTCCAGGAATTTGTTGCCTGTCAAAGAACTGGACTACTTCTGTCATGTCACCTACTATAACATTTGATAGCTCACCAGTTAATGACCAGTTGTTAAAGAGTTGTTGCTGTAGAATCTGAGATTCAGAATTTGCAGTAGTCATGCTTGCCTCATTTGATGCAGGACCTGTACCGTCGAAATTTATTGCAGAGACACGATATACAGCATTGTCTCTGGCAGTTAATGTACTATCAATAAATGACACATTTGCATTTCCAGTGTCAGCTACTAGAGTAGCAAAACCTGCATCATTGAGATCTCTTTCTATAAAGTATCCTGAAATTCCAAAACCACCATTATCACTTGGAGTAGTCCAAAGTAATGCAGCAGCAGTAGTGTTTGTAGCTTCTGCTGATAAATTAGTTGGAGCGCCTGGAACTGCCATTATACATTACTCGTACTATTATTGGTAAACCCAGTAATTCCAGAAGTTGCTCCAAAAGTTTCAGCTCCTGATAACCCACTAGGATTCTTTCTGCCATATGTCTCCATGATATAATCCTGAATGGCTAATTTTGTTACTCGGACTAGCTCCATCATTTCTGTTTTCATTGGGTTTTGAAACTGGTTGAAATACGATGCTGCTAGTTGCGAGGATAAGGATGTTAATTCTGGATCATCATCACTTCCAGTTACGGGTACTGTTGCGTGTAGTCTTAATTGGTTTACAACATAGTTATCAGCTGAATTTCTATTGGTGTTTATTTTTTCATTGGAATCATTATTGCTTCGGGCAATGTTAAGATAGTCTTTAGTCTCATTTAGATCAGAGAATACTTGGTTGGGAGTGGACACGAAATAATTTACGCTTTTAAATTAAAGGTATTTTTAAATCGTTTTTGAGGTAATTTAGCTTGTTACTTTGGATTCTTTTGTTTGTGGTTTTCTAAAGTAAAACTGTATAATATCAGTCCATTTTGCAGTAAGTACACCAAAAATAAAAGCACCTGTAATTACCCATTCTGCGTTTTCTTTAATAATAACAACAAATGCCTCTGCATCAAATGTCATTTGCAATATTACCATTAGGACTGTAGCAGTAACACTCAAGGCGATAATGTTTCTAGTAGTAAGTTTTTCCAGTATTGTTACTAAATTATCAGCCACGCAAAATCATGCTTTATCAGAATTTAGGTATTTTTGTATATTTTATGGCTCCCAAAGTAATAAGATTTATTGAATTACTGTAGCCAAATCATCTACTACAAGGGTGCTACCCCCTGCCTCTCGTAATACCTGAATCCTTATCTTATCACCTGTAATTGCAGTTACAGGTACGATTAGTGATGTGGTTAGTGTGGCACCTCCTATGGATAATCTTGTTTCTATCTGATCAACCATTGGGCCACTGTTCTTTACTGCTCTGAATCTAAAGATTTGGTCACCACCTGAAGATGTGGCACTAATTGATGAGATTAAAGATCCTGAGAATGGCTCTAATCCCCTATACTCCATCTCGCCTGTAAGCTCATCTGTTAATCTCCATAGTTCATTATCACTTCCTTCATTTGCAGCATCACCTACTGTACCTAATGTTAAATCACCAAAAGTAGAACCAGGTGTAAATGAGGTTGCATTAGCATTGACAAAAGAACTAGCTTTTGGCTTGCTGTTAATTACACCTGTTACAGTATTTACCAAAACATTTAGTGCGTTTTGATCAAGGGAGGCATCAGTTACTATGCCTGTAGATTCATCAGTTACAAATATTGTATTAATTACAAGTGTGTCGGCAGTAATACTTTCTACCAAATATCCTCCGTCATAATCTATTGTCTCATCAACTAGAATAGGGGTGCCGTTTGAGAATCCATGTGCAGTTACAGTTAGTGTAGTTTTATTTGCTACCCATGTTCCTGACTCATCACCTACAAAGGCTACTGCAATATCAAAGGTATTGGTAGTTACATTAAAGATTGTAAATGTGCCATTGTAACTTGTAGTACCTGCAATTGTAACAGATGTGCCATCTACTAAACCATGTGCAGTATCAGTTACGGTAGTTCCTGATGCACCATTATCAGCAGTTGAATCTACAGTTCCAACTGTTGCAGTGTTTGCAGCAAAAGTCTCAATTGCCTTTACCTGTGTAAAATTACCTACAGCATCATTTCCTACAAATGTTCTTGCGATAACAAAATCATTAGCACCAGGAGTACCAACTATTGCAAATCTTCCGTTATAGTTTATAGATTCACTTATCTCTAGTGACTGTCCTGCTACTAATCCATGTGAAGCACTTGTTACTTCAGTGTTACCACCTGAAACTGCAAATGCTGTGATTGCACCTGTTTCCTCTGTTCCTAGTTTGAAATAATCACCACCCCCAGCAGGTCCGCTATCTGAAATTACTACACTATTTGATAGTGGAGTTGCAGGATTGATATTAAAAACACTAGAGCTTGGTATTACTGGAGTTGAAATACTAATGAATGTCGATAATTGAGCTGTATCCTCCAGATTATTAATTGTAAAAATATCCACACTTGGAAAAGCTGGTTGGTACAATGCACCAATGACATTAACTACTGCATTATTCAGTGTAAGTCCACTAGCAAAGGGGACCATGTTTAGAAATAGTTGAGGATTGAAAATGTTTGTTAATGTACCAAGATTACCAAATAGACCTACTGAAATATCTGTGAAAAATGCAATGGATATGTTAGGTGCAACTGAGCTTGTACCTGTAAGATCAAATGCTGTGTTAGCAAATGGTCCACCATCTAGGAGATCTACATTTCTTAGTTGTAAACTGGCCATCGTCTCACCAGTTAATGTACTAAGTAACGTATTTCCACCTCCAGTTATTGTAATATTATTAACTGAAGCAAAGTCTGCATGAATTAGAATATTAGCATCAGGAGGAAGTACCCGACCAACATCTGAGGCAACTGGTATGTTTAGGAAATATCCAGTATTATTATCCAAAGTTCGTAGTGTATCACCTGAACCATTTGTGGTAAATGTTAACCCTGTTACATCAAAGGTATTTGGATTAAACACAGTAAAGTCATCATCGTCTACGTTAGTTACAATTAACACTTGAGAGAATGGATGTATTGCAATCCCAAACGGAAGATCACCTACAGCTATCGTCTCAACTACTGCAACATCTGTACCATTAATTACTGATATGGTATCAGCTCCACTGTTTGTAGCATAAACCATACTGCTTTGAGAATTGGCAGTAATTCCAAATGGTGAAGTACCAACAGTTAATGAGCTGATAAATGCGTCAGTTGAACCATTAATTATTGAGACAGTTCCACCTGAATGTGTAACATAAACCCTGTTTAGAGTTTCATCTACTGCAACCTTTAATGGATTAGCTGGAATGCTTGTAGTAATTGTAGAAAGTACAGTGAGATAGGTTCCAGAACCAGAGTCAACATCAATTACAGAAATACTACTACCACCATGATTAGCAACATAGGCTTTTTGGGAAACTCTGTTTATTCCAATACCTTGTGGTTCATCTCCTACAGTAATATCAAGACCAATTTGCAATAAAGTTAAAGTGTCAAATACTCGAACATCATCATCATTAAAGTTAGCAACAAGTGCTATGCTTGCTGCTGAATGAACTGCTACATCTTGAGGGTTTATACCAGTACCTAAAGGAGAACCAATAATGGTATTATCACTACCATCAATAACATCTAGAGTATCTGAACCTGTACCAGAAACAAAAATCCTATTTAGTGCAGTATCTATATCAACACCTGTTGGAAACGCACTGATGGAAATTTCTTAGTGAAATTATTAAATTCGTCATAAACTCTAAGTTTTGCAGCATCAAACAAAGATACGTAGTAATTACCATTTATCTCATTTATCGCAAGTTCGCCTGGTTCTGAACCAACACCTGTTAAAATATTATCGGGGTTTGCTACATTTGTAGGACTGACACTAATTATCGTGGTGTTTGTAGTGGTTATGGAACCAACTATGACACTATCAGAAGCTGTGTTTAGTGTGATAGCCCTAGATCCAGTGATTCCCGTAATTTTTTGTATTATTATATTATCCCTTCCATCAAGAACTGATGTGAGATTAGCTGTTTGGGAAGAAATGAAAACTAAATCAAATTTTTCATTTACCACTACACCGATGGGACCAGAATCTACATCAATAATAACAGGGGATATGGTAAGGTCATTTTCAAATATGTTTAATTTGTCAGTTCCAAAAAGTCCAACATAGATTTTACCTGTAGTTTTGTTTACATCTATTCCTTCAGGTTGTGAACCTCCAGGGAATGTAAAAGAGTCAGGCAGTAATGTATTTGTAACTAAATCAAAGGATTCTAGAAGGTTATCAGTAAAATCAACAACATAACCAGTATTTTCATTTGTATTCAAAGCCAGTTCTGTAGGACCAGTTCCAACTAGGTTAATTGTTGCAATTAGTGGATAAGTAGGAGTAACACCGCCAGCATCAAAGACTTTGATTTCACCTGTATTAGTTATTGAAACATAGAGATGAAATTTAGTTCCAGTTCTAAGAACTTGAATGCCGAAAGGTTGATCACCAGCTTCTAAAGATATTGTATCTGTTACAGCAAAGGTTGTACCATCAAGAACTGAAATTGATTCACCAGTTTGATTTGTAACAAAAAATAAATTATTAATTTCATCAACTGCGACCATCTGCGGACCAGTCCCAACTGTTGTATCTTGTATTTTCTGGTTTGTATTACCATTAGTGAATGTAACGTTAGTACCTAGAAAATTGGCTTCACAAATTATATTTGTTTCAGAGTTTACAGCTACTCCCCTACTAGAAGAACCGCCAGTTGCAATAGTTGCTGAATTTTTGATTAGAAATGCAGGAGTCTTGTCTATGGTGTGTACTCCGTCATAAGCTGGAACTGTACCATTTGTGAGACTTGCTGTCTGTCCATTAGTGTATGATATAGGTTGTGTAAAGAAAAATCGTGCATCCCCTAGTCCGTTATCATCTACATGTGTGTATATTGCAGGTGTAGCATCAGGGAATTGTGATATGTCATTTACATGTACAACACTTAATGCACTGTCAATTGGTGCCCATTTTACACTATCAAAGTTTTCTCCAGCAGTTACGGCAGTAGTATTTCTGAAATTTGTTTCATTAGATCTTACTTGGTCACCTACATTATACGTTAAGAGAGTGCTATACTCATTAATGGTACTTTGTAATCTTGATATGTCTCTTTCATTGTGTCGTGTAAATGTAGAACTACCAAATTCTTGAGCCAAAACTACAGAGTCATTGGCAGGAGTTCCGTTAGCAAACAGGTCTGCAAAATTTATCACTTCCCATTTTGTAGAATCAAATGGTTCAGCAACTGTAATTGCTGTTATGTTCTTGTATAAAATACCACTTTCAAATACCAAGTCATTTAAGATATAAGTCTGGGATGCTGAATAATTTGCAACATTGAGAATGCTAGCAGACGTTGTGACTAATGTCCATTTTGCAGGATCAAATGCTTCTGGAGATGTAACTGCTGTATTATTGATGTAAAGATCTCCTAAGTGTGTTACAAAATCATTTACTTTGTATGTAGCACTTGCACTGTAAACTGGAGCTGCACCTTGTATTCTTGCAAGATCTTCTACTAGAACCCCTTCTGATTCATTATTGGATTTACTGACATGTCCTATATCTCCCCTTATTGGAACAGCAGCAGGAGTTAAGTTATCACGAATCTCTTTTGGTGTTCTGTCTGGAAGTGATATGTTAAATCACATCCTCATAATCTACTTTGCCTTTGTCCCCACCAAAAACATACGCAGAACTTCCTCTGTTACCGCCATTTTCATATGCTTCATCAGCAAATGTTGGAACACCACCTCCTGATGAGCTCGTAAAATCTTGTGGAGGATAATTTGTGTTAGTTACAATACTAGTATTTCTTCCTTGTGGAGAAAAAGAGCGTACCATTATTTTTTCCTCCAAAAGAAAAGTTTGGATATTAGACGTTTAATCCAAGATACTTTTGCTGGTTTTTCAATTACTGGTTTCTTGATTGATTTTCTTGTTGGTTTCTTGATTGATTTCTTAACTGCTGGTTTTTCTATAACTGCATCTATAACTGCATCAAGAACTGGAGGTGTAGAATCTTCAATGAATACATCAGGTACAACTGGTATCTCAGCTATTGGAGTTTCAATTGGTATTGGAGTTTCAACAATTTTTGGAACATCATCAATTTTTGGTGGTGAAGGAGGATCCTGTGGAGGATTGTTTGTGTTGGCTGTTATACTTCTACCTGAACGCTGAGGCTTGTGCGAATAAATCAAGTGTCATGCTCCAAACTGGACTAGATGTGCCCTAAAAAAACTCGTAGCAGTTGTTATGCTTTGATTTGCTCGTAGATTTATGTTATCACCTGTTTCTATATCAATTTCAAATCGATAATATCCATCAGTAATAATGCTGTTAGCATTATCTGCATTAAGAGTTCCTTTTGCAGTTCCATTGTTAAATATAGTAACAATAGCAGGTGAAGCACCAAAAGTAAAAGCAAAATATAATCTTAAAATTCCACCACCTCCAGGCTTTACCAGATCAGAAATGATTGGAATATCAGAAGATAAAATATCAGTATTCATAGCAGGATCTACATTTAGTGTAGCAGCTCTTGGATAGATAGATGATGTCAACATAAAAAATTATGATTTTAGATTAAAGGTATGACGAATTTAAGAATCATTTAATAATTTTTTAATTTTTACTTTTTCTAGTACTAGTTTTCTTTTCTTTTGTGTATGATTTTGGTTCAGTGTTTGATTCAGTTGGTGTTTCAGGTTCTTTTTGTTTTAGTGTTTCTGGTTTTTTCATTGTAACAACTCCTTCAGATTTTATTTCTTGAACCGCATTATAGTTGGCCCCACATTTTATTCCACGAGATAATCCTACTGCATGGTTGATTAGATTTTTTGCTTGCTGAAACGTATCAGCAGTAGCTGAACCACCACACTTGAGACATTTAGCTTGTGTCATATTCAATGTTGAACAGAAAGAATAAAGGTATTAAACATCGTATGAGGTGATTTTGAATGCCCCAACATCACTATGGGCCTCTTGTACATCTATTCGTATTACCAAATCGCTTTGATAAAGGCCACCAACAGAAAGATCAAAATTTTCAATTGTAAGATCTTCCCGTAAACCAACGACTTCTGCGATATCTCTTTTCGTAATAATTACAGTTCCTGCTTCAATCTGTGGTGTCTCCCAGACTGCTCTGAGTCCAAGTGATTGTGCTAGTCCTGAATTATTAATTACATCTGTATCATCAGTTGGTCCTAACTCAAATCTGTTAAAGAACGGATAGAAACCACCAGTGGATGCAGTCTTTACAGTTAGTGCTGCATCTGATGGATTCATAAACATTGTATCTGCACGATTCCTTTGTGTTCCTGGGAATCTTGAACGAATAACTTCAACTAGTGCTTCTAGTTCTTCTTGAACTGGAGTTGCATTTGCAAGTGCAGCTTTGGTAGCTGTTGGAACTACGGTACTATCAACTAAAACATCAATGATCTTTTTACCAACCATAAAGTAAAACTCGTTACCAGCGTTCTTCAGCGATTGCTCAACGGATAAGAAATTATTGTCTTTTACATCATTTCTATTCACAGAGATAGTTCCACGGAAAGAATTGTTTGTACCACTTGTATCAAGTTCTACTGTGGTCACTTTTCCGCCAATTGCTGGAGGAATTCCGCCTGCTTCAGTATAGATGTCTAATCCTTTTTGGCTACTAGGATCACCACCAACTGTGTCGGTATATTTTGTAAGTGGGACGTTAACTTTTGGACTATCCATATCTATGAGTCTGGCATATTGTTTCCAGTCGCTCCAAGGTTCTGCTCCCTCTAGTATCTCATCTGCAATCTTTAATGCAGATAGTGAGTTTGGAACAGAGACAGTTTCTTTGAGTTCCTTTCCTGCAATTCTCATGTTACCTCTGGCCTCATCACCTATTCTGATTCCATAGCGATGCTTCCAAATTGTTGGTAAGTTTGGATTTAGTTTTCCTTCCTCAAATCCGTTAGGATTAGCCCTATCAAAGAATACTGAAAGTGGTGTTTCTCTGATTGGTCTGAATATATCAAATGGCTTTCCTGCTCTTTGCTGTGCTTCTGCACTAGCCAAGAGTGCTTCTTGGACATGAGCCATTTCTTTTAATTGTAAAATAGATTGCCTGTTGTGTTTTGGTCTAGAGGTTGCCATCTAAGTAAACAACCCCTCTCTTTGAACATCAACTGCGATTATGTCAGTACCTGAAGCGATTACTTGTAATGCCCTTGCGATAATAACATCAGTAGCAGCATCGGCTAATTCTAAAACTCCTGCTGTAGCACTTGCACTTAATGGAGCTCCTATTGCAATGGCTGCCGTAGCATCAACTCTTGCAGGACATCTGCCTTGTGTTACTACAACAACTCCTTGACCTGCACTTGCAGTTGCTCTTGTACTATCATCAGTAGCTGCACTTCCATCTCCATAAATTCCGTCAGTATCACCACCTACTGCAATTCCATATCCTACATCAGCAGCAGCATCGCCTTCTTCTACTCTTGGTAAAATTTCAGAACTTATAATAGGTGTAACCAAAGTTACAACTGAACCCATTGTGATTGCTTCATTTGCAATTGAATTAATTACAGAACTTGCATTGTGATCAATTGGTCCTCTGTGTAGTCCTTGAAATTGATTAGTCAATGAAAGATAATATCGATTCGGCTTAAAGGTAAGTTGGGATAATACCTATAAATTATAATTCACAATTTATTTTTTAGAAAAATAATTTTTTAAAATTTAATGATAAAAAATTATTGTAAAGTAATAACAAAAAATAAAATTTCATTTACAAAAATTAAAATTTTTTAAATCTAGTTGTACAATGGATTTCTTTGGCTGTTTAGCATTTTATCCATGTTTTCAATTTCAGATCTTGCTGCTGCAATCTTGTGTCTTTGATAGTTTGGAACTGGTTGAACCCCTGTCACTATTTGTGATTGTTCATTAGCAGTTCTAAATCCTTGCAGTGCTGGGTCTGTTGTTGTTTCTCTAAACTTTGCAGTTGCATTTTCTCTTAGTACATCCAAATCAAGTTTTAGATTTCCACTGCTAGTTTTAGTTTCTCTTATTTCAATTGAGAGTTGCTTTATTGCGTTTTTCTGCTTTACAAGTGCCTCTTTTTGTTGAGAGATAATTCTATGTAATGGGCTTACAACTTTATTGTGATATTTTTTCATCTCTTGCTGGACAGTATATTGCATCTGTCTCATCATTTGGTTAGTATCCATTGGTGGTGGTGCAGGCATTCCCACACCCATTTCACGGGCAATATCAGGTGCAAGTCCTGCTGCTCCATTCATGTATTGTTCTGGAGGTAATTCAGGCATAATCATGCCACCGTTTCCAGGCATTCCACCATTCATTCCACCATTTCCATTAGGAGGCATACCGTTAGTCTCGCTCCATTGGTTTACAGTAGCATCCATATCCTGCATTGGTTTCTCACCATTGGTGGTGTCAACTCCTTGACCTGCATATGGTGCTACATTATCAGTTGATTGTTCTGAACCATCTTCTCTTGGTCCGTTATTGTGATTATCTAAAACTTCTTCGTGTAGTTTATGCTCATTTTTATCATTATCTTGTTCGTTTAATTTTTTATCATCATCTTGTTCGTTTAATTTTTTGTCATCATCATCATCTTGTTCAGTTAGTTTAGGTGCTGCAATACCATCATCGACATTAGGTCCAAGACCAGCATCTGCTTGGTTTCCTTGATCATCTTCTAATTCTTTGATGGCTGATTCCATAAATGAATAAGCATGATTTCTTTGTTGAGGATCTTGTGAGCTTGATAATGCAAGTGCAGTCTCTACTAATTTTTTAACAGCAGGGCCTGCTCCAAGTCTTGTAAGAATTGGGTCTGCTTGTCCCATAGTAGCGCACTCTTGTAATTTCTTAATTAGTTTCAATAATTATTGGTGTTAATTATGTTTAAGGGTATTTTGGATTTAAGAAAAGTTTAATGAAAAAAATTGTAATAATACTTTAATGATGATGTTGCAAATTAATTACTAGAAAAACTTTTTGTGATTTTAATTTTACAGAGTTTCAATTTTTGTAAATTTAATTCCAGGTTCAGCTGATGAAACAAAGTGACCGTTCCAATACAATCCTCTAGGATCAGTTACAACCCATGTCATTCCTATCCCGTCAATTTCTCCCAACACTACACCTTTTGGTACAACACAAAGCTCACAGCTATCAGTACAGTCATGATCACATGGTTCAATAGTTTCAGAACGTGGCATACCTCCGTTAATTGATACTGCTGTAATTTTTTTATCTTCAATTGCATTATTTATCTGAGGATCTCGCTCTATTACTAACATCTGTATCTCTTTTCTATGTTTGTCAAACTCTGCATCCAGTATAGTTGCATCTGTTTCGTATTCTGGTTGGTGATTGATATCCATATTTTTTCCAATCGCTGTTCGAGTCATAGAGTTTAGTTCATCAGTTGATAGTTTTCTTCTGTATGGTTCACCTTCACTTCTGTGGTCTGTGATGGATTCACCTGCTGCTCGTACTAGGTATAGTTTCCCTCCAGAATCAGCAGCTAGCTCTCGTGCCTTTGTCACATAATCATCAGTCAGCCAATCAAATTCTGTGCGAAGATTTGCAATGCTTTCCTGTAAGGTCTTTTTTGATAATTTAGATTTAGGTAAATTAAGACGAATTGGCGGTAACTGTATAGTATTACATGCACAAATTTCTTTTATTGGATTTGTTTTTCTGGTTTTGTCAGATAGTGTGCCGTCTTTTTTTACAGTGTGTAGTGTGCCGTCTTTTGATGCATTATCAATATGACTTTCTATTCCATGAATCTCTGACTCTTCTTTTCTTGTAAGGGAATTTCCTGCACCCTTATAATCAGGTGCTATCTTCCATGTGCATTTGCAGTTTGGATGTGTAGTTGTATATCCTAGATTTTCACTTGGAATTACTGGTCTGTTGTGAGTTTCTAATAGATTGAATCTTTTTCCATTGTATGGAGTACAGTCATCATCTGAATCATGTCCGTGATATTGATACTCTGCAAATATCTCTAGTGGTTTTTCTGGTAGCTTGTCATCAACTCCTGAATCCAGATAGTTTTTTATGATGACACCGATTCCTGCTGCTCCTCCTAACAGCAAAGCCCATTTTAATAAAAGATCACGCAGTTTTTTTGTGTCATCTTTTTCTTTTTTTGCTTCAGCTAGTGGATTTGTACCGCTTGGTGGAATTATAATGTCAGGTATTTTTGGTGGATAAACTTGAGAGTCTTCTATGTTGTAACGCCATTCAGGAATTGCTTTTGCGACATTGAATCCGTATTCTCCATGCATTGATGGTTCAGAATTTAGATCAGATGCTGTTCCCAACCAGTTTGCAGATGCTGATGCAGACTCGTATGGGTATGGAGGGTTTAGTACATCATAAACATTAGACAGTGAGCCAACACTATTTGGATCTGGGCTAAAAAATGATTGGTATGGCTGCGATGAGCTACCAATTCCATATGACGATTTGTTTGGTGTTGGGTATGGTTGTACATCTTCTGGTAGTCCATCAAAGTTAGTTGTCGGTTCTCTTGTTGCAACAACTTTTACATTGTTTACTCTACCTGCAATGTCTGTTCCTGTTACGGGTCCAGGCCAGCTTTGTGCAAATGGCGGTTCACGTTGCGAGAAATATTCAATTACTGCTCTATGCACTTCTTCTTCAGGAATTCCACGAGATAACAAATCGTGTTCCATCTGGATTGCTTTTTGTGCAACATCTCCAGTTGTTATAGTAGATACAGTCTCTACCATAAATCCTGGTTTGTAGTTTACCTCTAGCTTGTTGTATTTTGGTTCTACTTTTGTATCAATTGGTTGTGGGGAACCATATGCGTGTAAATCACATGTGTCTTTTGCCTTTATCTGTCCCTTTACTAGTTCACAAAGACCGCCTGCAACAAAGTGTTTGCAGTTACCACATAATGATTCTCTAGTATCTTGGCTCTTTGACATTTCGCCTCAACTGTGAATCAAGAATTTTTTTCCACAGATCTGTTGTCATGTTATTTGTGTTTGCAGAACTGTCAATTTTTCCCACCTGACCGCCAATGCCTTTTGTTGTTTTGTCGATTTTTGGTTTTACATCTCGATTTGTAATTGGAGGATTAAAAACTGGAACCTGTCTATTTGCGTTAATTTTTTCACGGATAATAGCTTCATTAATTTCATTTTTTGTCTTTTTGTTTTCTTCTTTAGCATCTTCTTTTCCAATAGATGCATTACATACTGCCCAAGGATTATCTGCTCCACCCTTTGCTTTTACATCAGCTACACACCTATCTAATTTTTCAGGCACAAGAAAAATTGTGTTTCTAAATTAAAGGTATATTGTTTTCATACTTAAAAAAACAACTTACTTGTAATATGTAATGGATGATTTCTGGTCATATGTTGTAAACGAGTTGCAGAACATGGAGTTTAGAATAGAAGATATTTTGCTACATGCTATGAGCGGTGTAATCTTGGGCATTATCTTAAAGATAAAAATAAGATTTCAGTCAATTAAGAGATTGTTAAGAAAAATTTAATTTAATAAATATAATTATTCGATCACCACATTTTGGACACTGGGGTTTGTTTTTTGATAATTTTGCATAAGGATTTTTTTTGGTATGAAATTTATTTTTACACATTAAACATTTGACATTTGGTTGTCGTTTTGGTTCTCTTCGTTCTTGTCTTTTTTTGTTTAGTTTTGTATCATTTACATAATAATTTACAAGACTGGTAAAATTATTTCTTTCTTTGTTTTTGGAATGTCTATTAAGAGCATTTTGTCTTTCTTTGAGGATATTTTTTTGATAATTTTGTTTTCTCTTTTTTTTAATTAGTTTTTTATTTTTTTGATAGTATGATTGTCGTGTAGCAGTATAGGTATTTGACATTTTAAAAAAAAGAAAAAAGGGGAAATGTGAACTAGTTTCTAACTTACACTTACAGTTGTACTAACTGGTGGTGATAATGCCGTTGGATTATCTACTGATTCCCATACAAATGCGGTTGCTGTGTAGCTACCACTTGCAGTTGGAATCCATGATAATGCTGGGCTGAATGATTGACCACTTGTTATTGTACCTGAAATCCATGCTAGTGAGACTGTAACACCATCGCCATCTTGGATCTGTACCAAATATGCAAATGCTTGCTCTCTGTCCTGACCGTTTGCTAAGTCAGCACTGATTTGTACCTGTTGATCAACGGATACAGCATCTAAGCTGTTACCGAATGCATCAACGGTTCGCAAGTTTGATGCTGGTACCCTCTCAAGAGGTGGTACCAAAGTGCCAATTAGTGTAGTGGCAGTAACATCAAGTTCATCTGCGGTTGTGTACGGATCTGGAAGTGTATTGTCCTCATATTCTGCGGTGACAGTGTCACCTTCTGCGACTCTGAGTCTGTGGCCAGAAGATTCGTCAGTAACTGTGAAGAACACAGTACCTTCGAATATTCCAGTTGCCTCATTAGTCTCAGTTACAGTAAGGTCAATACCTCCAGCATCGGAGTCAGACCACACATCGACATCATAGTTGTCGACTGCTTCTGGATTTAAGTTCATATCTGGGTCAATTACTCTAACAACACCTGTACCACTGGCTGGATAGCTTGCTTCAAGCCACTGGACTTCTCCTATATTCCATCTGATTAGTGCTGAACCGACTACAGTTTCATCCTCTGAGAATTCAAAGGAGACAGTAAGTCCGTCATCATCATCAGCTGGTAAGAGCCCATCAGTTGGTCCACCACCGTTAAGTGATTTAGCACCTGATGCGTCTTTAGTATCACCATCGCCATCTGCATCATGTGAAAGGAATCCAGTAAGGATTACTTCACCAGTGAAGATACCAGTATCAGTTCCAGTTTCGACGAGTTTATAGTTGTCAATATCAGAACCACGAGTTGAGACCTTTATTGGGTCTTTCTCAGTATTTCCAATTTCATCAACTAAATCACCATCGAAATTGTGATCTGGTGCGACGACAGTAATGTAGACTTTATCAGTCCATGTGTATACTTTTTGGTCAAGCTCAATTGTTGCTCCGAAGTTTGAAGTAAAGATTGTCACATTGACATCTTCATCTTCATCACCTACATAATCAGCTCCTGATGGACCCCAATCAGTATATTCTAAGACAATTTCTTCACCTCTTTCAAGGGTATCATTGCTTAGAGATTCAGGAATCTCGATAACAATCTGGAAGATTCCAGTAGAGTCACCTGTTTCTCTGAATGCTGATGGTTCTGGATCAAAGGCTGCTGCATTATCTGCACCACCAAGGTTGCCCATAGTAGTGGTTGCTGCATCAGAGTCCCATTCAATCAAGTCCAAGTCATAGGTCTCAGCCTGGTCATTGTCCAAATCTAAGTCTGGTTCAATGAGGGTTAAGATCATGTCAGATCCAATTATGTATACGGATTTGTCGGATTGCAATACACCATTTCTTAGATCAAATGTAGCAGAGTCTGTGACAGTATTTCTATCACCTGATGCATCAGTTGGATCAGTGTATTCTACTTGGAGAATATCTCCTTGTAGGATACAAAACTTGTTACTATTGTCAGCTCCAAGATCTCTCTTAATATGCTCTAGTGAAGAAGTAACACTTGCTGGACAAGTTGAGCTAGAAGGACCATCAGTATATCTGATAGGTAGATCAAGCTCAAAGATTCCAGAATCAGGAGAAACTTCAGTCATTGGACCAAATTCTCGTGTAACTCCTTTATCTACAGTAGAAGAGATGGTAATCTTATCGCCACTTGCAACGGCTGCGCCTGCTGTTCCCAGCAATAATGCGTCTGAGCCTCTTATAACAGAGACTTTGATTGGGCCATTAGAAGTGTCTTCGGCAATTTTATCCTCACCACTTTCAGAGAGATCATAGTCTGGATCATTGACTCTTACGTGAATTGTCAAGTCACCATTAGCTAGATATAATCCTGCTGTGGTTTCTTGTCCTCTTGGAACAGAAGTAGCGTGAACTGGGAAGTATGATGCTGATGTTATATCAGTTGCTTCACTTGGACTACCAAATGGTATTGGATAGACAGTTCTATCAAAGGAAACAGAACCAGTATGGGCTCTAATTCCAGCAGAATCGCCTATTTCAATGTCTTCACCAGATGCGTCTCTAAAGTCAAGATAGTTTACTTCAATATCATTTCCTGTTACAGATGAAACAATGAATGTATCACCACTTGTTTCACAGAATTCTTTTGGAACCTGGAATGTAGTAGTGAATATTCCTGAATCTCGACTGGTTTCAACAATACTGCTCATAGGACCAAATAGACCATCTACTTGATCACCATCAGTATCTTTACAATCTACCCATCTTTGATCATTAAATGTGATATCAAGCATGAATGCTCTAGTATTATTGTTAATACCGATTACATTATCTTGTACTACAGTGTAAATATCTACTGTTTCACTGTCAGAATTCAAATCAGAATCTTCAAGTGTTATAGTTACAGTGTCTCCTACTTTGTAGTTATCATCATTAAATGATATTCTAGCAGATTGTGTTGGAGCTTCAGTCTGAGCAGAGATTTGCTTTCTTTGTCCTGGTTTGTTGATATCATTGTAGATTAACTCTACTGCATCTTCATCAGTTAAATCCTCATGGACAATAATTTCTAACTGGTCACCAATGGTTTCCAGTCCAGAAAATGTTGTCACATCAAAGATGTTAATCTGATTGAGCATTGTATATTCAATTGTACCAGTATAGATTCCACTACTTAATGTGGTTTCTTCTGCTTCATATCTGTAGATTGCATCATTAATTCTTCCTTCCTCACCTGCATATCTCATAAAGTCCATTACAATGGCATAATTACCATCTAATGTTGCTGAGGTAAAGTCAATAATCACTGTAAGAGGTACATTGTTGGCAAGGGATTGGATTGCAGTTGCATTCAACTGATCAAATCCTTTATCACCACTTGCGATTTCAAGTGTTGTTGTACCGTCATAAAGTGAAATCTTGACGTTCTCAGCCTTTAATGAGCTTACATCATAATTGATAAAGCTGTAGACATTAGTTCCATTGATGAATGTTTGAAGATCATCAATAGTTTTTGGGTAGTTGACATGAACTACACCAGTACTAAGGTTATTAGCATTAGCAATTAATCTGCTACTAAATTCATCAAAGAATATTTTTGCGAGAATTGTTCCATCAAATCCTTGTGCAATAGCACTTAGATTGGTAGCAATCAAAAGAGTATTACTAGTAATAATACTACTCAATTGATTAACACCTAATTGTGATGTATTGACACTTGTTTGATTTGCTGTTAACTCGGTTTGTGCTTGAACTAATAGAGCCTGAAGAGCTGGCACGTTTGTACCATTATTATTTGTGATGTCATCCAGGATATTTGCCTGAGCTTGATTAACTACTCCTTGTTGTACATCTGTAGAGGTTTGGTTTAATCCAAGCCAATTACTAAAAGATGTTTGGTTTGTAGTTGCTATGTCAATCTCATTTTGGAGTGATGTATTTTGTAACTCCAATTGAGCAATTGTAACTCCAGTTGGCGCACTTAGAACAGTTTTATCATCAATACTAATTGGAGAACCAATCTTCAATGCAGGAATTTCAAATATTGTAGGATCTGAGACACTAAAGTCATCATCTACCTTGGTATTGACATTTTGATCTTCATCAGTAACAGTTACAGTGAGTTTCTCACCAGAACTCCAATCTTGATCAATGGATGCCATATCCATGCTTATTGAACCAGTAAAGAAGTCGACTAGGATGCTTCTACGTTCATCATTATAATCAAGGATTCCACTATCGCCACGAATTTTTAGGTTATCCGTAGTTTTCAAGTTTGCATCATTTGCAGCATCAGTGTTTTCAAATTTACCAGTGTTTGGAAAATCTTCTTCGACTGTCAACAAATTAGCAATAGGAAGTGAATTTGGGAATAATGAATCATTGTTTTTAACAGTTCCAAGGATACCATTTTTTGTGATATCCAAAAAGCCGTTATCACCATACTTTAATGCATTTTGTAATGCTGGTGTAGTTGCATTGATTGAGTTTCCATAGTAGGAGTTTTGATTACCTGTAATATCAAATGTCCAAACATCTTCATCAGTTGGGTCAATGTTTAGTTGCATATCATCAATTACAAGGTGAACGTTTGCTCCATGTGGATATGTAGTTCTATCAGTACTGTATGATGCAAAATCATCCATATTCTCGTCATATGTTATGACTTGAGTTTGATCAGTTCCTGATCGATAAACGACCTTGATCTTTGAATTATCTGTAAACTCAATTGCTTGAATGAAAGGCCATTGACCAGGTTGAACTTTAATCTGTCCATCATTATTAGCACCAGTGTTAGTATCTAATGTTCGTGGATTTTTCAATACAGTAATCTCGTTAGGAGATAATGTACCAGGAGCGTAGACAGTTACATTAGAATCAAAGAAGGCATGATTAGCACCAAGAACACTGGTATTGTTAGTTGGTATTATACCAAACTCAAAACCTGTATTTGCTTCGTCAGCTATTTTTGCCATGTTTGAATCAACAAAGTAACCATACCAACTACCGTCAGATCCTTGAGCTACAACCAAATCGTGACCATCAACGGTAACGCTTGGCATAGACTCGTTAGTATCATCTCGGTAGCTTTCGTCATCAATTACTACTTCTACAATCATTGGTCCACCAAAGGTGGTTGCGGAGACAATCAAGTTAGGGTTGGCAGCAGATGCAGGTTCCATTCCTGGAAATGCAATAGTCATACCGCCAGCTAACATTATTGTCATGAGTGTTAGACTAGTTATTTTTCGTTGTATTTCGTTATTCATGTTATTAGTTATTTTCTTAAAGATTTCTTTATAAGCTTAATGGATGATGTGTTCTTTTTTGTGATGATCGTCTTAATCCCACATTGTACTAATTTGAATCTTGTATCGTGCATATTTTTTGTGCCATTTTGGATCATATTCAAAAAATCTATAGGGCATCCAGTTTTTGTCAGGAATTACAGGCTGGTAGGACGTTCCATTTACACTAAATGTGAAAGTATCTGTAACTGCTGTATTTAATGTAAAATTTCCACTAGTTGTACTAGCTCCAGTCCATGTAAAGTTGCCATCACCTGTTGTACCATCAATCATTCATAATCTCTCCCATAATTGAAATCCTGTGATTGGTTTGATTGTCTAAACTTTGAGGGCACAAATGGATTGCCAGTTCCACGTACATCCCTCATCATAGAATCATAAATTGGATTATCCATTGGAGGACTACCCATAACTTGATTGTTAAATTGTGGAGGAATATTTTCACCGCCAATATCAGCAGTTGGGAGATAGTGTCCATCTGCGGTTCTGTTTGGAAAAACTATTCCTGTTTGTTCAACACCTCCCTGGTTTAATGTTGAGTTGCCTCCTGCATTACCAAGTGCAAACTGATTGTGTGGATCATTGTAAATATTATCTACTGTAACTAAATAATCTTCATCGATTGGCAATCCAGCTTGCTCGAATAATTTTAAGATTTGTTTTGGGTCTTTAGGTATTGGTGATTGCAGATATAATTCAATTAGTTTTATCATGTCTTGGACTGCAATATCTTTTTTCTCTACTTGTCCAAAGTTCAAATCAAAGCGAGTAAGATGCCAAGGAACTGGAATCATTCCGTCATAGTAGCTTCTATCAAAGAATGGATGTGAATCATACCAAGGCTTGAAGAGTAATTCGTTTAGTTGTTCTCGTACAGATATTGGAAATGCGGTAAGTCCCATCTCATCTAAAAGAGCTGCACGTTCTGCATTAGCATATGTATGTGTAGATTCTCCAGCTTGTTTTCCTCTAAAGTCATTTAATGCCTTAAACAGTGGGCCTTGTGTGATATCTGCAAACTGAGCTGGGTTAAAGTTGCGAGCTTGTGATCCTAATTCCTTTACTTCAACATTAGTTCCTGAAATTATATCTTGTCCTATTTGTGCATTCTCTATACTTGCTTGAAGAACTGCTCTTTGATCAGCTGATGCACCATCTGCAATCCAAACGTTTCTTGTAATGTAACGCTGTTCTGCCATCTGCATTTGAAATTGAGTAGAATACTTTCTGTCAAGCATTGATGGTAATTGTACCTGAACTGAATCCTCGCCAGATAATGGCATTGTAAAGTCTCTAGTTGAAGTAACTGATATTCCAAAGCCCGTACCAAAGACTGATGCATTAACTGGATTCCATTTGAAATGCATAACCTCGCCTGGATTATGATATCCTTGATATTCAGCTCCACGAAATTCTAATTTGTATGGAACTCTTTGTCTGTCCCACCAGATTCTCACAAAAGATGAAATTGGTATATGCATTAAATCAGAAAATCTTTCAACATTTCTAATCCCCATTCTAGGTTTGTAAACAGAATTTCCATACCAAAGTAATTCCTTTACTAGTTCAGTATCAAATGTATCAAAGCGAAGGTTCTTTGTAAAATCCTCCATGTATTCAATAAAACTTTCTGAATCTCCTTTGATGTAGTGTTGTCCTCCTGTAACTTTAGATGCCAAGTCATTAATTGCAAGCTGTACATCTTCGTCTTGTTGTAGTGCTGCTGCTTGTGTTCTAAATGAAACTGTTGGTACATCAAAGGTTCTACTGGTATAGCCTTCTCTACTGTACGCTCCAACGGTTGTAATTTCAGGTCCAAAAATTGGTTGAGAAAGACCTGGCACTATTTCAGATAACAATGAGCTGTTCATTGTATCTTTAACCAAGTTTAGGTTCAGCGAGTTTGTGCGATGTCTGACGACATCTGTTTCACTGGAAAGAAGCTTTGCTAAACCATTTCTTAGTCTAGTACCAAATCCCATTAAAAAAAAGCTGTTTCTTGGATTAAAGGTATATTGATTTATGGAGAACCAAAGTTTGCCTGAAAAGTCAGTGCAGCAGTAGCACTAGAGTATGCTTCAACTCTATTGTTTAGTGTATTTGCTGCAAGAACATAATTGGTGGCAGCATCTACAAAAGCAGATGCAGACTCTGGATAGTAAAGCTGACCATTACCTGTTCCTCTAGTAGTACCAGTGGTGTTTGCAATAAGATTAGCATTTATGGTTTTTAGAATATTATTTCTTGTATCTGCAAATACTGTTGTTGCGGTACCACCTAAAAGTCCTGTTCCACTTCCTGGGAAAAACATTTCAATACCTTCAGTTCCAGGAGTTCCTTGTTGATCTACAAAATCACCAGTTTCATCTTCGTATCTACTAATTATACCTCTTGCAGTATCAGTGATATCAAAAAGATCGTCTGTCACATCATAAGTGACTCCATGAGGTCGAACAAAACTCAAACCAGTTGTAACAGAAGGATCATCAAGAACTTCAAAAAAACTAGGAGTATTACCAAGATTATATTGTAAAACTCTGTGATTTAGCTCATCTGCAATAAATAGAGTATCAGGAGTCTCATTTACTGCAATTCCTGCTGGATGGTAAAAGTCTGTATCACCAGAACCACCTTGTCCAGTTGAAGCAATAAATGCACCATCTGCTATAGCTAATGTTCTAATTCTGTTATGAAATGTATCAGTTACAACTAGTCGAGTACCATCAAATACAATACCTGTTGGACGATACAATGCATTGTCAGTTGGACCCCCATCACCAATTGGAGCACCTACTCCACTAGTACCATCACCATTACTTCCCCACGAAGCATCTAATGTAAAATCATAATTTGTATCTGTATAATCCCATTTTGAAATTCTGTGGTTAAACTGCTCCACTACAAAGACAGAATTAGTTGCAATATCAGCTACAACATCAGTTGGTCTGTACATTTTTCCAGCAACAATAACCATATGTGAAAGATTATTTTTGTAATTAAAGGTATTATTAAAAAATTAGGAGGTTGGCATTTCCTCTATGTTAAATGGTACTTTACTATATTGGGTTCCTGAAACTTTTCGTACTCCGTGATTCTTTTTTCCCTTGTAAAATTCAGGGTGAATCTTTCTTGCGCACTCGTGGCATAATTGCCATAATTCCCAGTTGTCCCTCTTCTGAGTTGAGCGCGACCTGTGATAACAACCAGTTCCTTGTCTATGTCCTAGACATGTAGCCAAATGTTTTTCTCCATTGCTAATTTTTTTTTTAAATTCATTCCATAAATACATGTCCTTTAAGACTTTAAGAAAACTTACTGCAAATTTTTGTAAAAAAAATACCTTTATTTTAAAAAAATTTTAAAAATTAATGAGTGAATCCGACTCTGAAAATAAAATTATTGACAAAATGTACAAAGGTACAGGCCAAGTCTTTGAAGAATATTTGAAACGTTTTAAAGAATATGCAAAAGAAAATCCAGATACCAGTACTGAAGTAATTGATAATCTTGCAAAGATTTCAGGTCCATTGGGATATACTGCACAAGTACATGCAAGTCTTGCAAAAGCATATAGGCATGAAAAGAGACTTGAAGTTATTGAAAAGAAATTACAAAGACTATCACCTGATGATCTAAAAAAATTCAACAAAGACAACTGGCGATAAGTTGGTAATTACATTTGAAAAAAAGTTAGAAGACATTGAAAAACAAATCTCTCCAGCTAAAAAACAAACATCAACACTACAGTTACCAACTGATCATCTTGAATGGATAAAAGTAGCTCGCCCCTATGTAGGAAAGATAAAGCGAACCTTTGAGTGGGAACCATTTTGGCCTGCGGTATATGAGGATAAATCCCCAAACATTGTTGTCGTTAATGGTCGTCAAAGTTT